TTAAAATTTAAAGGTTATAAAAATTGACATTACAAACATTAAATCAATACGGACCAGATTTTCAAATAAAAGTTTTATCCTCTTTATTAACACATAAAGAGTTTTTAACTAATATACATGATATAATTTCTGATGAGTTTTTTGAAAATAGTGCTCATAAATGGTGTATAAAGCAAATACTTAATTATTACGATAAGTATCATACAACTCCCTCAATGGAGGTTTTAAAAGTTGAATTACAAAAGATAGATAATGATGTATTAAAAATATCTATTAGAGATCAACTAAAACAAGCTTATGTTTCATCTGATGATGATTTAAAGTATGTACAAGAAGAATTTACTAATTTTTGTAGAAACCAGCAATTAAAAAAAGCATTAATGAGTTCTGTTGATTTATTAAAAGCAGGAGATTTTGATGGTATTAGAATGCTTGTTGATGGTGCCTTAAAAGCTGGGCAAGATAAAAACGTAGGACATGAATATAATAAAGATATTGAAGAACGTTATAGAGAAAATTCAAGACAAACTATACCTACACCTTGGGAACGTATTAATGAATTATTACAAGGTGGATTGGGAAATGGAGATTTTGGTCTTATTTTTGGTAATCCTGGAGGTGGTAAATCGTGGTCTCTTGTAGCTTTAGGAGGTTATGCAGTTAGATTAGGTTATAATGTTATTCATTATACTTTAGAATTAG